GGTAGTGTTGCTGGTATATTAGATGATAAAGACACCATCGATTACCTCACCGATGAAAAACAAAAAACATGGGACGAACCACACCCAAGAGGCGTATCTAAAGATGACGCAGTATACTACAACATAAAAGAAAAATTAAAAGCAGGCGAACCACCTACAGGCGATGAAACATCTCTTTATCCTTACAACTTAGTTAGAGAAACAGAGGCGGGCATTATACAAGAATTAGACAACTCACCAGGCAATATAAGAATACATGAATTTCATCCAGCAGGCACAAATAGAGAAATACAAAATGATGGAACTAGAGTATGTAATATTGCAGGTTCAGATTATGAAATAATAGTTAAAGATAAAAATGTTCTTGTAAGGGGAGCAGCTAATGTAACTATTGAAGGTGATGCTAAACTTTTAGTTAAAGGAAATTATTATACAGAGGTAAAGAAAGATTGGAATATTGTTGTTGGTGGAGATAAGATAGAAAATATTAATGGTAATCATGTCATGAACATAGGAACAGATCAAAATCACAATATTAGTGGTAGTCGTTATGTTGACATAGCATCTGGTGCAGACAAAAAAGGTGGAGACTTTGAAACAATAGTAGGAAGTCAAACAACAAGTATTGGTGCAATACAGAATGTTAATGTAGGTGGTTCTGGAGATATTACTATTAAAGGAAATCTTAATTTAAATGTAGGCAAATCTTTTGTAGAAAAAGTAGGTACAGATCCTAAAGTTGGTGGTGGTAAAATAACACAGGTTAGAGATAGTTTCAGCATACTACAATTAGCAGATGTAAATATAGATGGCATAGAAAACTTCTTTACTTTAGAAACTAAAGGAACACAGAATATACTTACACATAAAGAACAACATTTAACAGTAGGAACAGCACAAACAATAACAGTTGGTACCACAACGCCTGTAGAAAATACAACTTTAGGTAGACAATTGGTAACAATAGGCGAAAACAAAACAGATGCTATTACTGGCATACATAAGTTAACATCTCCAACAGCAGATATTGTTTACACAGACGGAGAGATTACTGTTAATACAATAACACATACAGCACATACACATGAAACAACATCGATGGATACAGGAAACGGTGCTAACTCAGGTGCTACTAACGAATCTGCTTCACCGACAGGAGGCACCTAATGAGTTGCGGACCTAGTAAAGCATTAGCGGCGTTAGCAGATAAAGTAGATCTTGCTAACGAAAAAATTGATGAGCTTATATTACAACCTACGCTTGGTAAACTTGATGATTTAAAACAACAAGCAGAAGACGAACTCAATGGTCTAATGGGAGACTTAGAGGAAATGATTCCTGAAATAGATTTAGGTATTGAAATACCTGAGGAATTAAAGTCATTACAAGACGACTTCAAAGATGTAGGCAACTTCTTATTAGTAGGACTTGCTAAGAAAGACGCACTTATAAGCAAAATGAAACAAATAGAAAATAAATGGTCTAATGTAAATTTAGGAGACTTTAAAGATCTAAATGATGTTTCAAAAGCTCTTATGTCAGGTGCAGCAGATTTAGACGAACTTTGTAAATTATTGCCTAATGCACAAATAAAACAAAAAGAATATATTGTTAAATCAGGGGATACTTTATCAGCAATAGCAGCAGCTGAAGGAGTTAAAATACAAGATATACTGGATAAAAATCCTAGTATTAAAGATCCTAATCTAATACTAGTAGGACAAAAGATCATAATACCTGGCAGACCAGGTGACGCATTAGACATTTCTATAGGCGGAACACCTTTATCATTCGCTAATTATGATATAGGGCGTATTATATTAGGTCAAGATATTCCTAAATCTAGATCACCTAAATTTAAATTAGATGTAAAAGTGCTTAAAAAGGGAGCACAAGAAGATTTCTTTAGTTACAATCTACCTAACATTAACTTCTGAGTATAAATACTATTATGGCACAATTAAAAAAGAAAGTAGCAAGATTATATAAAGATATAGATTTATCTTTTACTGTCAATTCTTTGACAGGAGATTTAGGCAAAAAATTTGATGCCAATGCTGTTAAACAATCTATTAAAAGTCTTTTATTAACAAAGCCTAGTGAAAAACCATTTCACCCAGACAAGGGTTCAGAATTAGAAAAATATTTATTTGATCCTATGATACCTGGTATAGAAATTTCAATAAAGAAAAGTATAGAATTATTACTTACAAACTATGAACCTAGAGTAGAAATTAATTTTATAGATGTTAATGCACAATACGACAGCAATTATTATAGTATGACATTAAATTATAATATATTAGGAATTAACGAACCACAAGAATTAACAGCAAACCTTACAAGGTTGAGATAGGAACATGGCACAATTAAAAGTATCAGAATTAGACTTTGATAATATCAAACAAAACTTAAAAACTTATTTAAAATCTCAAACAGAATTTTCAGATTATAATTTTGAAGGGTCAGGACTGAATGTCATACTAGATCTTTTAGCTTATAATACACACTATAACGGCATATTAGCACACATGCTTGCAAATGAAAATTTTATTGATACTGCTGTTAAAAGAGAATCTGTAGTTTCAATAGCAAAAACATTAGGATATACTCCCAGATCACGAAGAGGGGCAATATCAAAACTTAATCTTTCTATAGAGCCACCTGAAAGTTTTACAAATACAACTTTAGAAATATCTAGAGACACACCATTTTCAACAACTGTAGAAGGAACAGCATACACATTTTACCCAACACAAACCACAACTGTTAATGCTACAACAGCAGGTGGTGTCGGACCTTATTATTTGTATGGTACTTGTATACTACCTTCAACAGCAACAGATGAACAAGGATTTTATTATCCTGTTTACTTAACAGAAACAGCAGCAGTCTCAGCAGACACAGGTGGAACAGGAGCAACAACATATACATTTAAAGAATATTCAGGCATAAATTTTTATATGCCTAACAGTAGTATTAATGCTCATAAAGAAACATTAGGAACAGTTACTACAAACTATGGTGGCGTAACAGTAGAAAGTGGTTTGGCATATGGTAGATATACAGGACAAACCTCTGACTCGCCTGTTAAAACACAATTTAATTATAACTTATTAGAAGTTAAAGAAGGAACAAGAGTACAGAATAAATTTATAGTAGAAACAGCAAATCTACAAGGTCCATTTGTTCTTCCTAATATAGCAGCAGATACAGATACTTTAAGAGTAAGAGTACAAAATTCAGCATCTGATTTAACAGTAATAACATATACAAAATCTGATAAATTATTAGATATACAAGCAGACACAAAAACATATTGGTGTGAGGAAGGAGCAGACGGTTTATTTCAAATAAGATTTGGAGATAATATTGTAGGTAAACAATTAGTAACAGATAATATTGTTATTATAGATTATATTGTTTCAAATGCTTCAGATGCCAACTTTGCTAAAACATTTACATTAGCTTCTGCAATTACAGCATCAGGCGAATCAATACAGTTAGACACAGCAATAGCAGCTTATGGTGGAGCATCTAAAGAGGGTGTAGATGAAATTAGATTCAACGCTCCTAGATTCAATACTACAAAAGAAAGAGCAGTAACATCATCAGATTACGAAGCACTTATATTACAAAGCAATAACAATATACAATCTGTTTCTGTATGGGGTGGAGAGAAAAACGATCCGCCTATATATGGTAAAGTGTTTATATCGTTAAATCCTGTAATAGGTTCAATTATAACACAAGCAGACAAGGATAATATTAAGACATCCATTATTGATCCTAAAACACCAGTGGCTATTATACCAGAATTTGTAGATCCAGATTTTGTTTATATAGGATTAGATATAAGTGTAGCATACAATCCTAAACTTACAACACTAAGTAAAGGCGAAATAGAAAATGCAGTAAATTTATCTGTTAATTCATACTTCAATACAGATTTAAATAAATTAAATAAGAGTTTTTATAATACAAGATTACATGATAGTATTAAACAAACAACAGAATCTATTATTGCTATAAACATTACAAGCAGATTACAAAAAAGAATAACACCTGTATTAACAATAGCAAAGAATTATTCAATACAATTTAACCAAAGACTACAACCTAGAGAATTGTCTAGTTCATATTTTAATATAACATCTGGAGGCGCAACTTACAAAGTGTCATTAGCAGATGTACCAGCAAGTTCAGTAGTTCCTCCATTATATAGTGGAACAGGAACAGTTAATGCAATTAAAACAGATGGAACAATAATAGAAGCAGTAGGAACTGTTGATTATGATTCCGGTACAATTACAATACCGTCTATGACAGTTGCATCTTTATTAGATACAGAAACAAAATTAAGAATTAATGCAGTAACACAAAGAGATGTTAGAGATATTACAACACAAGCTCTAGTTAGAACATCAGACACTTCAACAGCAGCAGTGGTTGCTAAACCAAGTAGAAATGTTGTTTTAACCTTAGATGATAGTGTAACAAATTCTATTATTAATACAAAAGTAGGACTAAATATTTCAGCAACCCCTGAAGTCGAAGAGATCTAATGACAGATTATATTCCATCAAATTATAGATTTGTATCATCTATAACACTAACAGCCGGAGGAACAGGATATAATAATATCCCTACGGTTACTATTAGTGGTGGAGGAGGAACGGGAGCACAAGCTACTGCAACAGTATATAGTGGTTCAGTCACAACAATTACAGTTACAAATATTGGTTCAGGATATACATCTACACCTACTGTTACAATAACACCTGATGCTAGTGATACAACAGCAACAGGAGCAACAGCATCCGCTATTTTAGATGCTGCACAAGGCACAACTTTATCAGAAAAAAGAAATACTTCTTACAATGTTAGCAATCAAATACCTGAATGGGTAAGAGATGAAAGTCCTAACCTTGTTACATTTTTAGAAAAATATTATAATTTTATGGATACAGACGGCAACGCCGGTTCAGAAATTTTAAATTATTCTAATGATATAGATTATGCAGAAGAGAAATTTTTAGAAAAATGGCGTAAAGCATTAGTACATGATTTTCCTACTACTACACAAATAGATAAAAAGTTTTTCTACAAACGAGCTAAAGATGTATATGAATCTAAAGGTAGTAGACGAGCTATAGAACTATTTTTTAGATTAATGTATGGTGAAGAAGTTACAGTACAATATCCAGGACAATTTACACTCAAACCTTCAGACGGTGTCTACAATATAGAGCGTGCTCTTAAATTACAAGAGTCAGAACATGGTGGTGTAAGAGAACCATTAGAACTTACAGGTAGAAAAATTGATATTCGTTACTACGAAACAACGGGTTCAGTAACAATTTTAAAAACTCTTGGAGCAACAGTAAAAAGAGTAGAAAAGAATACATATCAAACAAACGGATTAACATTACAACGATTTGAATTAATTGTAGATTTTGATACAACCACAACA